ATTAAACTGCTTGGTGTTGAAATATTTTGAATAACACCTTCGTCACCGTTTTCAACAAGTAATTGTAAGTCTTGTCCTTCGCCTACTCTTATACCTGTGTCTGGTAAAATTACTGCTGACTGGAATGTAGTTGGGGTTCCGCCTGCTTGTGTTCTAACATATTCGCTTGCAAGGTTACCACCTAATCTATCTGCGTTAGTTGCAGTACCATGGAATCTTGCGCCGGATGTTGTTACACCTGCGGCAGCATTTTTTGTATCAACTAAGTTAATACCATGGTTGATTTTGTCAAACCCTGTAATTGTATTAGAACTACCTAATGTAAACGCTGTTGCGTTTTCACTTATAATTGCAACTACAACATCTTCGATTGTGGCTGCGATAACACCTTGAGTATTTCCTTGGTCATCAATAACGCTAAGGCTTTGCATTTGGGTAACACCTTCGCCTGCGTTTTGTGGACCAATTAAAATAAATGATACTCCGTTGTATACATAAAGTTGATCATTAGTTTCGTCCCACCAAAAATCACCTTCTGTTAAACCTGCTGGTTGTGTAGTACTAACTTCTGCGCCACCTGTTGTACGCCATTTACTACCGTCATAAAATTTTAATTTGCTGTTTGCACTGTCAAACCAAACTTGACCGCTAATAGGTCTGCTTGGCTGATTTGCACCGCTAAAGTTTTCAAGTAAGAACAAAAAGTTTTCATTTTGTATTTCGCCGTATCCAGCGTAGTTCTTACCAATAAATTTAAGGTCAGTTGTTTGATCAACTGTCCCGTCTTCTACATTTGTTAACAATGTATTATTATATCTATCTATCTGATATGCCATGTTGTGTTACCCCTAAGTGTATTATACTTATTTATTCATATTTTAATATGTACTCGAAGATACAAAACTCCACGCTGTACCGTCACTTTCAAAGATCATTAATGATCTAACCGGTGTAAGCGAAACACTACCAGTAGCAGTATTTGAGTTTGAAATATCTTGGACTACAGATTCATTTTGTGTGCCGTTCGAATCAACAGCCAACTTACTTTGCGTCAAAACACCTGACGTATCAGGATCTTGTGTTACTGTAATAGCGATACCAGAAACTGTAGCAGAAGCGTATGATATAGCATGTATACGTGCTTCCTTGCCATTGTTTTCAGCGGCTGGTGGATACATATCAGCTAAGTATCCTATCATTGCAGTTTGCAATGTAACTCCTGTGCCTAATCCAGTAATATCAAACGAAAATACAATATTTTCATTTGCTGTTTTAGTGTCTGCATAATTCTTAGTCGCTACGTCTTGTGCGTCTACAGGATCTGCAACACCTTTAATTTTATTGCTGTCTACAGTTATATCGCCATCTGCATTTATAGCCATGCCGCCTGTAGAACCTATTGTCATTGCAAGACTTGATGATATACTTGCACTGTCAATGCTTACGTTATCAACGTTTAAGTATGAAAGTGTGCCTATTTCATCAAGGTCAAGTGCCTTTTGTACGTTTGTCAAACTTGTGTTTGTAAGTTTGTCTTGTCCGCCAATTTTATACGCATCTTGTGTGCGTGATAAATCCATATTTACATTAGAAGTAAATGCATTATTTGCTAAGTTCCAAGCAAAGTCTTTACTACCTTCTGTAGCTCTTACAATAATACCTGCGCCATCTAAGGTGCTTTCTGATGCTTCTGTACTGTCATCAACAATACCAAGTTCAATATTTTTGTCTTGTACTTTAAGTGTTGTTACTTCTAAACTTGAACGTTCACCTTCTACAAGTAAGTTGCCTGTTACACGCAAATCACCAGTAATATCTAAAGTATGTGCAGGAGTGTTATTAAATATACCAATTTTCTTTGTTGATGCATCAAAATACATTGCATCAATAATTGTACTTCCTTCAGCACTTGAACGTAATCTAAAACTAATGTCATGATCAAGTAATTGGTTTTCAAAGTAAACTCTTGGTCCTACAATTTTTTGTACATGGTTTTGGGACAAACCAAGTGTTAAGCCACCTGAGTTTTGAATTGTAAGTGTACCAACTGTAACACCATTTGCATCCGATGGAAGAAACTGGTCAGCTGTTCTAACTGCTCCAGTACCTGTAATCAAAGCGTTGGAACTTTCCGAGTTACCATAAAACTTAAAGTTAACTTTATCAATAACATTTATACCTTGGAAAATTGTACCTGTTGGATTGGTTGCTGTAACTAATCCTGATATACGCTCACTAAAGATTGGTGTAAACTCAATAGCACTCATTACTGCAACAAGTGTTCCACCTACATACATATTAGCAATTGTACGTGATCTACTTTGTTCGTCAAGTATACTTGATACAACAAATCCACTTGTTCCTTGGTTTTCTGTATACAACGGTCCAACAAGTATTAAATCTGCTCCGTCAAAAGCATACAACTGGTTGTTTAAGTTGTCAATCCAAAGGTCACCTGCAACCATACTTGGTTGTGTGTTTTGCACAAATGGACCGCCTGATGCTTTCCATTGCGTTCCGTCATAGACTTTTAATCTTTGTTCTGACGAATTCCACCAAACTTGTCCTGTCATCGGATTTGTAGGTGCCGCAGTATTTGCAAAATTTTCAAGTAATTTGATAAAGTTTTCGTTAAATGCTTCACCGTAACCTGAGTAGTTTCTACCAACTAATACAAGATTAGTTGTAGTATTATCTATTTGGCCATCTACAAGATCTGTAAGTAGTGTTCCGTCTGTTTTGTTTAATTGATATGCCATTAACCTGCCCCAGTGTATATGATGTAGTTCAATGCTAAGTATGGATTCATAACATCAAGCCCTTGACCAAGTGTATTTGTAGTTTTAATACCACCACTGGATGCAAGTCCTTGTGTTCCGCCCAATCCTGGCTCAACAGTTAGTGTAATAGCCGCATCATCTGCTGGTTGACCTTCGCCAACTCTTGTTGCATAATACTGTGTACCACTATCACCTTCCATATCGTGTTCGTGCTCTGGTAAGTTAATTACATCAATTTGTTTAGTTTCACTACCTAAGTTACCACCAATTGCATCTGCCGCGGCGTTTGTAACCCTGTTTGCAGGACTGCCGCCAATATTATCAAGACCCAATGGCATTCTACCACGCATGTCTGGTAATGCAAAAGTATTAACACCTGCATCATCTAATAGTGATGCATCTAAGAAGTTATGTCCAATTGCGTTCCATAATTCTGTATAATCTGATTTACGCACAACAGTACCGTCACATAATAACCAACCTGACGGTGCATTTCCTGCACCATATGGCATAAGCACGCCTGCTGGTAATAGTGGAATTGTTTTTAAGAAGTTACGTTTTGTAATTCTATAAACACCTGTTGTTCCTGATGTAACATTTAACAGTAATTCGTCTGCATTTCCTGCATCATAAATTACATCTTTATTACTAATAAAACTGTTTGCAATTTGTATATTAAAAGTTTTTGATGTACCACCTGTTTGTCCATCGAATTCAAAACTGTTGTTTGTAACGTCACCGCTTACTGCAAAAGTAGTAGCACTTGCTAATCTGTCTGCAGATCCTGCTCTACCTGAAACTGTACCACTTACGTTACCTTGTAAGTTACCAATAAATGTGTTTGCATATACATTGTCCCATTGTGCTGTTAAACTACCAACATTGTAAAGACTGTTTTCTTTTGGTACAATATTACTTCCAGAAGTTATAATGCCTTCTATTTGTGCGGCGCCTGCAATATATGCATTTTGCGAAACTGATATTCCGCCTAATGTTTGTATCGAACCTGTGTTTTCTGCTGTTGCATTTTTTGTACTATCAACTCTAAGAACGCCACTGTCAGGAAAACCTTCTCTTGTGTTAATACGCACATCACCTTTGACATCTAATTCATCTTCTGGTGCAACATTATTAATACCAACAAAGCCTTCACTATCAACTCTAATTACAGTTGGGTTATCTGAGCCACTGATAAGTTTTATATCAATAGTACTACCTTCTCTGTTTTGTTGAATCACGCCACTGTTGTTACTGTCAACATTAAAACTAAGTTGACCTTCTGTACCAATTTTGATACCGTTGTTATTTTGTATAGTCAACTGTTCTGTAGTTGTACTTGCTAAGTCACCTCTCAAAAAGTTGTTAGCAGGAATTGTTGTATCACCAATAACTAATGCTTCAGCTTTTTCTGCTGTACCAAAATACTTAACAGCTTCTGAGCCCACTAAAGGTGTATCACTTAAATTAAATCCTGCACTTAGTCCTGTTCTAAATCCAGGAATAGCAACCTTAGGAATAAATGCTTGTTTTGCAATAATAGCAATAATTTGGTCTTGTATCTTGATTGAAAGTACGTTATATGTTAAATCATCTGTACCTACAATACTACTCGCTTGTGTACCAGTTAAAAGTCCGTCACTAAATTCAGGACCAACTAATACCCAACCTGAACCTGTAAACAAATAAAGTTGTTGTGCTTCAGTGTTGACCCAAAGATCGCCTGCATTACTGTTTGCAACTGCTGGTTCCGAGCTTGCTTTTTTAAGACCGCCACTTGCTACCCAGTTAGTACCGTCATATATTTTAAGTTGGTCAACTCCGTCTGTATTATCATACCAAAGTTGTCCTTCGACCGGACGAGCTGGTGCATTTGCACTTGCAAAGTTTTCTAATAAGTGTAAAAAGTTCTCACCGATAGCTGTACCGTAGCTTGTACTGTTACGTCCAGGAATTTGTAAAGATGTATCTTGGTTAAGAGTACCATCTTCAACTGTAATAGTTCCTTTGTTAACGCTATCTGTATAACTTATTGTATATGACATTAATTATTCCCCGTTAACCTGACAAACTCTGTACACGAACAGTATAATCAATTTGTATAAGTCTGTTTAATGACTTTTGAACAGGATGGAAAATTACATGGGTAATTAATCTTCCTGTACTATTAGGATCATAACTTCTTAAACCTAATTCGTCAAATACAAATGCATTGTCTGCATCAGTTGCAGTGTCAAATGCTTGCTGTCCTTGCGGCTCACCGTAATCTAAAAGACAAGTACAAACAATATCAGTATAATTAACACCGCTTATATGTCTTGTTTCTAATTTATTTCTTGTTGGATCGGTGTTATTTGCACTACGATCGTCTATAACTTTAGTATACGTTTGGTTATAAAGAGTAGCGTTTGCACCCGTGTTGTTAGGTGTCAAATAAGTAATAATCCCTGTTGGATCAACGCTTGTTCCACCATTGCCAAAACTCATTTCGTAAATAAAGCCTTCACCCTGGTTAGACAAGCTGTCTGCAAGAGCAATACTCATATTCTCGTAATGAATGGCATTTCTTTTGTTTATGTAAATTTCTTTTGTCTCAGGGTCAAATATTTTAATATGCCCTTGGACTAATACACCGTTCTTATCTTGCATGTTATCATCCATATGTTTCATATTGTATTTATTCTAATCATTAGTAAGCGCCTGCTCGTAAGAATCTTGCGACACTATTTTCTGCTAATCCCAGCTGTTCGCCGGACGCTGACCACTCTGTCAACGTTTTCTTAATTACTATAACCCTTTGTCCTTCTGCTGGCAAAGTGTTTATAGTGACAGTATTAAGTGTGGTATTAACACTAAATTCTGCTGGTATTGTTTCGTCGCCTGCTGGGCTATCCATTGCAAGTTCAGGATTATACACTTGTATATCTGCTTTACGTAAACGCTTGCCAGCAACAAAAACTTCTATTTCGTTAATGCTTTCAATATTGAATGTTAAATCAAAATCATTTGTAATACCATCTGTTGTAAACCTATTCTCAAAAGTTACATCCTTGTACGGTATTGTTTTACCAATGCTTTGATCAAATACTTCTGAACCTACAGGATGTGCTTTTGCACCAGTACCTAATGTACCTCTGCGTAACTGTCTTATCATACCATCTTCTTTAACAAAGTATTCAATACGCTCTTGGTCAATAAACACAACACCAGGCACATTTTTTTCTTTGCTTGGCGTAGGTAAATGTGATGTATCACAATATATACGCAAGTCTGTAAGTCCTAATGGCTGTGTCAATGTAGCAACTGCGGCATCCAAACGCTTATAATGTGTTCTGTTTAACAAGTCTTTAAACTGTCTAAACGCAAAGTTAGTAACACTTACATCACTTGAAAAATGCATAATGTCAATAACATCGTTTTGCGATACTGGCCTTGCTATTTGTATTTTGTCTCTATCTTCGTGTAAACTAAAATCAACACTTGGTGTCAAAAGCTCACCATTGATGCTTACAAATACATATTGTGCATCTACTGCTTTGCCTCTTAATGGAACTTCGCCGTCTGTAAGCCTGTTATACTTTTGATAATCTACAGTATTTGGCAAAATTGTGTCACGCTTGATAACATCGTAATTAATTCTTTCAATACCTACAATATTATGATTACTATATTGGTATACAGAAACACTTTGTCCTTCTGTAGGTGCTGTGTTGAGAATTAAGTTTGCTCCGTTGTATATGTATTCACCATCTGTAATAACAAATATTTCAATAATATCACCCGGTATACCGTATTCATCACTTAATACAATAGAACTGTTTGCAACATCAAATCTCCATTGTATAGGTGTAAATATTTCTTCACCGTTAATAAAGACTTTTAAATCTTCAGCCGCATTACTACCTGGTGGTTGCTGGAATGTTTCTAACACATATTCACGTTGGTTGTTTGCAGGTATTGTATATTGTATATTATAACCTGGATTTAAAATAACATTATCTACTTTTACAATAGTGTTATGTTGTGCAGGAGGTGCATAAAACGGTGCTTGTGGCAACGTATATGTTGTTTGCGAGGCGCCTGCTACAAAGTTATCAATTTTTGCTTGACTGTAGTTTACTTCTGTGTCATTTGAAAATACAATGTAACTTAACTTGTGATCTTGTGCAGTTTCTTCAGGTAGTGCTATATATAAAATACCATTTGTATCTACTGTTGTAACGTCTGGTTCTACAACTCCATTTAGTGTTGCAAACACAGTGTAATCACTATTATATGTTATTCCAGTGTCATACGCTGTTGTACTTCCGTCTGTAGTAAACGTTCCAAATGTTATAATGTTTTGTACGCCTGCTTCTTGCGAAATTATGTTTAGTTCTTGTCCTGCAACTATTTTGCTTGAATCAATTGTAATTGTAGGAGGAGTAACAGTATAATCAAATGTGTAATCTGTCGCAGGTAATATAATATTATTTGCTTTTACAATTACATTATCTATTGTAGCAGGAACTACACCAAGGCTAAAAGTATTTGTAGAATCCATTAAGTAACTTTGACTAAAGATTCTACCTTGACCTTTGCTTTTGTTAGTATACACTTTAATATCTAAAGTATCTAATACTGTGCCTGGAACAAATTCTTCTGGTCCTATATTTTTCGGATCAATAAATCCGCTACCATCTACAATTATTTCTCCAGCGTCAACACCTTTTGCACTATTGTAAGGTAAGTCTCCGCCTTTCAACTGTGTATCAAAGCTCTGTGAGTCAGGAAGTATGCTACCGTCACTTGTAATTTTTCTTACAATTAAAACATCGCCGTCTAACAGTTCAATGTTTAATTCGTCTAAGTAAATTACTTGGGTAGAGCCATCGCCTCTTGGTCCTTTACAAACTGCATTTACATTAGTAGGAGAACTTCCGTTTACAAAATCAGGTGCGTCAATTCTTACGCCGTTTTTATAAATGTTGTAATCAACGTTGTCTGCAAGTGGTTGTGATAATTGCACAGCAATTGTACTTCCGTCTGCTGTAAATACTTCGTCTTCGTATGTGTTATCAAAGTTATCCCATGAGTCTACAAAGTATGCATCATTCATCCATCCACTAATGCCTTCAAAACCGTAACTCTTAACTTCAACTCCACCGTAATCAATACCAGTCATAAGTTGAGCAAGGTCTTTGCCGTACATTTCAGTTAACGGATCATATGCAAACTGTATTCTGTCTGTAGCCTTTAATAAATCTTGTGACTTATAATACTCAACACTTATAACATCATTAAGTGCAGGAGGAGTAGTAAATGTAATACGTCCTTGCTCTCTTGTATAACCAGCTGTAGTATTTGTAATGTTTTCAAAAGTATACTTGCTTCTTAATTGCTCTACGCCATTTAGTTTTACAATAACTTTTGTCTTTTGTGTATCCATTGGCCATTTAAGGTCAAATCTTGTTTCAAATTGTGTACCTGTAAATGTTTCTGTATGCTGTAGTGTTGAGAAGTAATAATTAAAGTCAGTTCTATCAAACTTAACTCTAATATGCGGAGTTCTTACAACGCCTTCACCTAATATAGCATATGCTGTTGCGTTTTCACCATCGCCATTACCGCCCATAAAGCTAACTGTTGGAGGTGACTTGTAACCATCTCCTTTGTATGTTACAGTAATACCTGTAACTTTGCCGTATCCGATTGATGCTTCTGCGGCAGCGCCTGTACCAGTAGCACTTTCTATCATTACTTTAGGTTTTGTAACATATCCGCTACCACCATTTTTAATTTCTATCTTGACAACTTTAAATCCATTGTTGTCAGTCCAGAATTTTCTTGGATACTGTTGTAAGTTGTCTTCGCCGTCTTGTACTACACCGTCAATAATGGATGCTCTCGACGGCATAATCTTTTTATCAAACGTATTATACTCTGGTGGTAAGTCAAAGTCTGACATTGCACTGTTTGTAGGCTCTACTTCTGTATACTTGCTTACATATTCACGTATGTTAGTTTTATAAGGTTTAACTTCTTGTACATAACTTTCATAATCATCTAAGTTATCATTTTTAAATGTTGGTGTTTTCTTTAGCCCACCTAAGTTATGTGTGGCTGATACAAAACTTGTTTTAAAGACCCAATCAATATCTATTTGCTCTGCAATCGCATACCTTACACTTGCAAAGAATAATTTGTTGTATTCATTTTTTAGATCACCTATAAAGATGTTATCTCTGACTGTTTCTAAAATTAAACGTAATTCAGTCTGTGGAATGTTATCAAAGAAATATGTATCAAAACTTCTTGAATCAAAACCAACACGTGAACCTACATTGTATAATGTATCTTTAAATTTGATAGTTCCATTTTCTCTACCAATAGTTTTATAATTTACAGTAAAGTCATTTGTATCTTGACTATCTATTTTTTCAAATAATGTCCAACCACCAGATCCAATGTTTTCAACTTTAACTGTTTGTCCGATCCAATCAGTAATACTGCCAAATTCGTAAGTACCTTTTATTACATTGTCTACTTTAGTAAATTGATTATATCCTTCTGCATACCAATCAATAGTTTCATAGAAACTGCTTACGTCATAATCTTGTGTTTTGGAAACAAACCATCTTTTGTCTATTTCATTATATGTATATAATGCCCATTTGTTAAAGTTTGAAGCATCTGATCTAATTAGTACAGTAAATCTTCTTACAAATAGTGTAGTAGATTGTAAATAACCTTCACCGTTGTTGACAATAGTTGCACCAGTAACTTGACCTAAATTGTTTATTTCAGTTCTAATTTCTGCATTAGTACCAGATCCTACAATCTCAACTGTTGGTGCAGTCTTATAACCTCTGCCGGATTCAGTAACATTTACTGCTACAATTCTACCATTAGTAATAACCGGTGATAATTTAGCTTGTGTAACTTTGTTTGTACTAACAAAAGTTAAATCTTCATATGTGTCAATTGCTAAATCATATATTCTACTTTGAATAGTAGGAGCAGGTTGCGATTTGTTTAGCGGACTAATATCAAAGTTATCTACTATTGTATAATTTTCAACAACTGAATTAATTCTTTCTATAACTTGCTTAACTGCTTCGTTTCTATTTTTAAACATGCTCTGGCGTGGATTATTTTGTACGCCATATCTATGGTTCATTGGTATGTTAGTATCTGGTACTTTTTTACCATTGTAGTCAATACCAACTAAACTATCAAACCATTTTCTTTCAATATCAACATTAAGTCCATCTCTAACTAAACCTTCACTAACAATTTGATATTGTGTGTGTCTATTTTGATCTTGGTCTTCAATGTTCTTGTATCGTATTTGAAGAGTCATATCATCATTAGTAATCAACTGTTTAAAGTTGTTTAACAATAATGTATTTTTGTTTAAGAAACTAATATATCTATAACCGTTTTCCCTTGGAGCGGCTATAAGATTTTTTATATCATCTAATCTAATTTTTCTAAACGATACATTTGGAATAGTAGTTTTATTTTGCACCCAGAAGTAATATTTGTTACTAAAGTTTTGTGCTACTTGATCATAAACTAACGAGCTACTATACTGTGTATCGCCAAATGGAGCATTACCTGTAATACCTAATGCCAATCCATCTGCTGTACCAGAAAGTTCGTTCCATTGTGCAGGTAGGAAATTACTTTCTACCCACTCGTATAATTGTATGGATGATACTTGTGAAAGTGTGTTTGTATTATCGCTTTGCCAAATGTCTGAATCTTGGTAAGGTTCAGTAAATCTTGCTTTTGAAATATCCCACCAAACTTCGCCAACGTGTTCTTCGCCCCAAAATTGTGAAGTATTAACACGCAAGTTGTTCAACGCACCTACATTATATAATGCAGGATCAGTACGGTTTCTGTATTTTATTTCTTGATCTGCAGGGCCTGCTATTTTACCTTGTACAGGATCAATATAATCAATATAAGTTTCTATTCTGTGTTCACGTTTGTTGTACAGCACAATACCTTGAATTTTATTAAGATCAACTTGTCCTGATTTACTTCTAAGATCACTCCAACTTACTGTATTTTTTGGTTTTCTATAATCTAAGAATATACCAAAACTTAAATCACTGTTTTGATAATCAGGCATACTTACATAAATGTGATTGTTGTTATTGTTTAGAACCTCACCAAATGCAGTTTGTGCATTCTTAAATTGTAATTGTTCAGAGTATATAAATGTATCATTTACTTTTTCATAAACTGTTACTACTCCAGTGTCTAACTTAACATTATTAAACACAGTAAACTTACTATCAAATACTGTTGCACTTTCGTCAAATGTTGTGCTGATAATTTGATCACCGTTTCTTGAACTTACTGCTAATGAATTATCAGTTATTGAAACGTCTGTACCAAATCCTTCGCTTTCTTCGTTGCCAGGGGCACGTATTACTTGGCTTTGTGCAAATGTTCCGTTGCTTAACTCGTAAATATAAACTACGCCTTGGTTTGCTCCAAATGTATCATCTGACGGAGCAACAACTGCAACGGTATCGCCATCTGGACTGATGCTTATTGCAGATCCCCATTCCCCTGATACAACTCTTAACTCTTTAGGAATTATTTCCCACTTAGTAATGTCAAATGCAACTTCGTATGCGCCTGCACTATCACCAAATGCACTTGTTCTCATCACATCGCCGATAACCATGTTCTGTTTTGATTTGTAGTATGAACGCTTGTACTGTACAATGTCTCCTGCTTCGTAAGCAATAGACAATCCTTCTGTAACACTTGCATCAAAAGAACTATCTTCTTCTGTTAGTGCGCCATAGTATCCTCTATAACGAGAACTTTCAACAATTTCTTGTAAGAAAGGATTGAATATTGTTTCAGTGCTTGGAGCCTCTATTGTTTGGTGCAACATAAACTTATCATCAGTTTGTCTATATATTAATAGTACGCTGTTTGCTGTACTATCTGCATATGACTGTTTAGCAATGATGGCCATAACTTGTCCATTATCACTAATATCAAAACTGCTCGCAAAGTTTAGTATGTTTGCTTGTGGATCATAAATTGTTTCGTCTGTGTAAAATGTCAATCCAGACCTATTTGGAATAAGTCCTACATAATCAATATTACTTTCTATGTTAGCCCATGCATTTGTACTAAATGCTTGACCTGCACTAAGATTAGTTTTTGCTTTGTATAACTGTCCTTGATTATGTACAATGTCTCCTAAGGCATATGGGTAACTATTTTCCCATTCACCTTGATAGTTTTCGTCCTTGCCAGATTTCCAACTTATGTTTGTCCAAAATATATTGTTTAAAATAGTATTAGAGTTTGCTAATGCTGAACTGACATCTTTGTTAGCTCTATAGTAATCATCTTTATAAATTACAATATCGCCTCTTTCGTATGTAGTAAGTTTGAACTCACCTTTGAAAGCATCAGTTGGCAATGTGCCGTGTCTATAAAATTCTAATGATCCAGGATTATCTCTTTCTGCAAATTGATTTATTAAATCATCTTCACCAGGTATAGGTTTTGTACCTACAACAAGAGTATAATAATTATCCTGCTGTACAAATTTAACCTGTGATCCAAATCTTCTACCAGCTGTTCTATACTCACTTACAAAAAATTTGCTTAGTGCATAAGTGCCTTGTGGCAAACGTCTATAAATTGCAACTGCGCCTTCTTCACTTGGACCTTCTGTTCCTGCAGGATCTGCAGGTAAGTGGTATAATTTTCTATAATCTTTATTTGTTGAATATGGTGGATTGGCAGGTCTTGATGCACCTGTTAAAATAGTTTCTTCGTTGAAGAAATAATATTCGTTATCTTTAATTTCAGGATCGTCTACAATATCAAAATTATTCTCAGCTCTTAATACCATAAGTTTACCAATAGGATCTCTTTCAACAATAACATCATTGTCAAAATCTGCTACTGTACCCATTGTGATATTAACATCACCTGGCGAGCGCAATGTTTCATTGGAAGTTCTACGTATTTGATATCTACCGATGTTGTTTAACTCTTCCCACGTACCAGTTTTAATTTTTATGTAAACTCTTACAGTGTTAAACTGTCTTCTAAAGTACATAACTTCTGCTGTACTTGTTGATTGTGTGGTAAGTGCTAAGCCGCCTAATCCATCTCTTGGTGTTTGTATATCTTCAATAATATCTCCACCGTTCGGATTAATTGTTAAATTACCACTACTGTCTTCAACATATTTTGCTACAGGTTCAAAAGCATTTCCAGAAAAATCAAAATTGTCAAATGTAAAGTCAATGTATCCGTCCCACAAGTCATATGCTTGCACACTTTTATTCATTAACTCTTTAGTTGAAAAACCTTTAGCTATAAGATCTGCACTTGTTGCATGTTGGAAGAATCTTAATTCATATGCTCTTGGATCGGTAATTATGTCTCCATTGCCGTCAAAGTTTTCTGCATAGTAAGCATCACTAAAGACTTTAGGTAGTTTTACAAGGTAAAACTTACTTAATTGTGGTCCTTCAACAGTGCCGCCCGGATCACCTCTATAACTAAGATGTGTTACAAAACTTGCATTGTTTTTCTGTGTGACATATGGTCCAACCTCAGCCACTGTATCTTGAATATTGTAATAATCGTTTACAGGATCTGTTTCGCCGGCTTGTCTAATATCTGCATAAACTAAACCTTGGCCTTTGTCAATTTGATTGTTACCGTTACTGTATGACAGAGGAGTGTTAAGGAAGAAGTATCCACCTATTGCATCACTTGTGCTTAGTGTGTTTGTTTCATCGTAAAACCCAACAAAATCAAGTTCTTCAATAAACAACTCACCTCTTGCACTTAATTCGCCGTTTACATCGGTTATATAAATTATTGCACTGTCGCCTGATGTATCTACATAATACACAGTACCACTGCCTGTGTCTGTAGTAACACGTTGCCCAACAGTAGGTAATGCAACAAATGTTTCAATCAACAATACATGGTCAATTTTAGCTTGAATTTCAAACTCTGACGTAATTAATTCTTTTGTAATATAAGGTATGTCACCGTTAAAAGGAGTAAACGTGTCTAAAGTAGGATATGCAAAACTATTACTATTCCATGCTAAGTTTATTCTGTCACCTGCAACTGTACCTATGTACATATCAAATGGTGCTCTAACAAGTATATGATCTACTGTTGTATTATTAAGTCCTGGATTACCTGCTAATAATAAATTTAAATCTGTACTGTCTGTATCAGATCTTGAAATCATCAAACTATAACTATCAAATGTAGTAAATGCTTGCTGATCAACTCTTGGGTTAATCTGTCTTACTGCCTGCCAAAGTTGTTCTCTATATTTTACTATATCATTTTTTGTATAAGTTGCTGTTTCGTCAAATGTATCTTTGTAACGAGTTTTTACAGCACTTGCGCCGGGCATACCAACTGCAAGATATTCTCCGTCTGGGCTTACATCTATGCTTGCGCCAAAGTCTGTAGACGTTGTATCTAAATATTCTTCGTCGAACGTAATTTCTTGATCGAGTGTTAAATCAAAATTCTCTTTTGTGCGTTTGTAAAAGTTTACTTGTCCGTTACCTTGTCCTTCTGCACTTACAAATACATTTCTGTTATCTCTATCTGCAACAACGTATCTTGCAAAGTTTTCATAGTCACCTGTGTCTGGTAAATGATTTTTTACTTCCTGTTTTTTTGACCATATTTCGTTGTGGCGTAATACATTCCAATCACCTGCAAAGTTATTGATCCATATTTTTTGATTTTTGTAAAAAGTATTGCGACCAAAAATATCAATGTCTGAAAGCTCTTCATATCTAACTGAGCGTAACTTAGTCAGTCTAAACTTTTGCCCTGCAAAATTAAGTAAGTCTGAATCTTCATTTACAATAATATCAATCGTTTTAAGACTTGTTCTGCTTACTTCATATATTCCGTTAACAAGAAATTCGCCAGCATTTAATATACCAACAAGATCACCTTTTTGTGCAACTGTACTTGCTAAGGTATCTAATGTTAAAGTATAAATGATATTACCTTCACGATTTTCAACTTGCTCTAAAATACCGTTAGTTGCTTGCGCCGCTGTTTCAATATGTTGATATACATTCCAATCTTCACTGTCGTTACCTTGTGTCCAAATGTAATCATTTAGTTTTAATAAATTAACATTGCCGGTTGTAAGTTGTTGCTTGTCGCCAGCAATAAATTGCACATCACTTTCGTGTACATTACCTGTAGTATCAATATAACGGTTAACATTTGCGTTTTCTTCAAATGTATTATCAATATCAAAATGTGCAGGTCTATCGTTCAAGTCTGATGTTTTTACATAATAAGTTTTTTCAACATTTGTCGGTGGTACATTATTTGTAAGTTTAACAATCTGAGGAGTGTTCTGCAAGTTTTCTTGTTTAATATCAATTTCAATTTGATCGTAACTTTCAGAGGCACCGTATCTACCTATCTGTAATGCCCAGTCTTCGTAAAATTCTAAACTGTCTACGTTTTCTTGTGTGTTTAATCTACTAAACAATTTTGTCAAGGCATTCTGCGTACCTTTTTCTTGTATCATTCCTTGATAGAATTTATATTGACTTATATCGTCAATTACAATGTTTGACAAATATTCACGTTTTTGAAAGCCGATTAAATGATGAGCCATTTTTTGTAGCTCACTATCGTATCCTGCTGTGTCTACATCATAAAAGTCTGCAAACTGGTTTGTTCTTGTATCAAAGTTTGTAAGCAATTCAGCTTCAGGCTTTTCGTTAAGCCTAAAATAATTTTGGTCATTAAAGGTTGCGTTACCAGGCACATTTGCTGTAGCAACATAATAAAATTCTTTATACTTTACAAGTTGTCCAATTACATAATCTTTGTAAGCCTGCCACTCAACAACTTTTGCTTCGTCAAATATAAATCCAGGAACATTTAAACTGGCATCCCAGTCGTCACTTCTGTATCCAATTATTTTAAGTCTTTCTTGTCTGTAACCTGTTCTTGGTTGGTATATAATATCATCAAATGATGTTACATTGTCAAATACAACAATATGTTCATGCTGTACTATAGGTAATATTATTCCGTATATTCCGTTGTCAGTTTCTTGAACAGTAAGTCCAAAGCTATTTCCTGCTCTAACTAAATTACCAAATTCTTTATCTAATGGTTGACCTGCACTATCAACTATGCTATAATCATAGAAGTCGTCATATAAGTTATCAACATTACCCACTGTTGGTGGATTAAATTCTAATTCATTTGCACTTGGCGAAAGTGTAATGACTGTACCTGCGGCCCAACCTTGTGTAGTCCAGAATAAAAATTCTTCTATTGCTTTGCGCCAAGTTTCAACTTGTCCTGCGCCGCTTACATAGTTAAAAGAAAATCCTAATTCTTTTAGTCTTGCATCGTAGCCTAACAGAAAGTCAACTACTTGTTGACTGGTTTTAAGTTTTTCACCATATGCAAGTCTTTTTACAACTTTTTTATCAAATGCTTTTGCAATGGTTGCAGTTTTTCCGCCTACAATTGGTAAGCCACTTGGTAGTTTTGCTAAGTTATCTGTATCAAATGTTTCGCCGGCTGTAAAACTTTTTGTAGCTCTGTAATACGTATTATTAAATTCTACTATTTGTCCATCTGTATAACGACTGCCTGCTTCCCATGCACTAAACGTCTCACTTATTCCTCCAACAGTAATTGAATTAAGTGTGTTTGTATCAACTTTATCGAAGTATTCAAAGTAAGGCTGTATGTCTGTATAACCTCTAATAATAAATCCATCTGGTGCTTTTTGTATTGCAACACCACTATAGCTAATTGTTTGTATAGGATTACTTTTATTGTAAACTACTTTATAGTTTTCTTTAGGCAGATATATTCCGCCTTGTTGTGCTCTGGTAGGACTTCTACTATCAATTAATATATTTAATTTATTAGTATCACTGTATCCAGCAAGTCGTAAAACAAGTTTAGTATCTATGTTTGTAACTTCGTTTTGGTAATCTTTGTATACTTGTAATATGTCACTTGCAATTAGATTGTAAATGTAATTCACAAATCCTGATGTGTATACTCTTGTGTTATCTTTTTGTGTGTTTGGAAAAACAAGAGAATTCATACTAATTGGTTTATTAGTTTGAGTATAAATTATTTGATTTGCAAGGTTCTTTTTGATACGTGATCTATCAAATCCTAATGCAAAAGTTTTTGCAGGATTATTTACAAGCATAGAACGTATTACTGCAAACGCATATCCTGAACTTTTGCGCCATGCATTTTCTACAGGTGCTATGTCACCAAATTTATAACTTTGAGTAGCTTGTCTTGTAATAAAGTTTTTAGCTGTACTACTTTCAATTGGACTTCTTAAATTACCATTTGAATCAGACGGTATTGATTTTAACAATCCTGGACGCTTATATTTGTTACGTATTTTTATTTCTTTGCCAGGCTCTCTAACAATACCTTCTTGCAAATCTTCCCATAAAATAAGGTTATCACTTGTGTAAGGACCTTCACCATATGTTTTGTCCCACCATCTTGGTTTATCATGAAATCCTAATACTTCCCAAGGATGACTATGTGGGCGGTCTGTATCTAATAGGTAAGTGTAAACGCCTCTCCAAAATCCTGGTAGCATGTCGCCATTAGGAGCATTTGAATTACTATAGTTAAATGTAAAGTGATTATTTCTATCATAGAAACTTGCATCAGTATAATCATTATCTACTAATCTCAACCATTTTGAAAAACTTGCAAGCATTGACGAATTGTTTTCGTCATAACTAAATCTATTTTTTCTAAATGCACCTGACAAATAATCATCAATATCAAAAAAGTCTGTATCGTACTTAATTTTAATGTTGTTGTAAATACGCTTTTCTAATTCTATTAATAAGTCATCTCTATAGTCTTGGTAAGCTCTTACCATACTACCGTCGTGTCCTCTTATAAAAGGCACTCCGTTTGGATATATTTCATAATCTGGTGAAATTTGATTTACAAAACTTGCTGTGCTTTTTGGCATAAACACAGGAATACTCATTCCTGTAAAGTAAATCTTAATTACTTCTCCGTTGCTATCTGCTGCCGCTGCCGCACTTTCATTTTTAAACACTGGCCAGTGATAGCCTTTTTTACCTTCGACCTTTTCAGCTTCAGTAAGCTCTGGTGGATCATTTCTTACATCACGCAATGCTTTCTGTTCTGATGCTACCTCGCCATATATCTGATAAGCAACATTATCTTGTGCTTTTTCAGTTTGGTAAGTATCATCAATTACTAATGCAGGATAATATTTTGGAAACAATCCTAACTTAGTAGGCGTAGGCGGAACAAAGTTACCGTCTGACAGATCAAATTCCATAACCTCAATTGTTTTGCCTGCTTGAATATCTTTAAGTATAGTTACAAAGCCACTATTACTAAAATCATAATCTCTTTCGTGTACTAATTGCTCACCTTCATAGTAAACATACACTGAACGTGTGCTTATAGAATCTAAGTTGAAAACATTTTGTAATGGATAATCTTTAATTCTGGCATCCAATACTTCGTATGTTTGCTTTTTGCCGCCAACATAACTTATCATATCTGAGAAGTAAAATGGTGCTGTAGTAATTTTATCAGCGTTTAGAGCTTCCATTACTTTATCAAAGTGTGTAAGCAACGGACCGTCAAATCCTAAGTTACTTGCAGTTTCAATAAAAATTCTTTTAAACTTTATGTATTCATTCTCAGCGTAATCAAGTGCTTTGATTATATTATACTTTTTATTAGTTAAATGGTAGTGTGCTAATGATAAAGGAGCAGAGTGTTTGATAAAACGCTTGCCGTGTTTACTATAGTTCCCTAAGTCTCGTAGATTGCTTGTGCCGGGAAATACACCATTGTAACCTTCAATATCTTCTATTGTAGTACCAACGTGGTCAATTGCTTCGCCTAAAGTAAATGTTGACACATCTAAGTTGTTAGGATTTGAAACATAGTTAATAGGCAATTCGTATTTGCCATTTTCGTTAGCATTTACAGTATTACTAAATGCACTTATTTTAATCTGGTCGTTAACTTCACAGTCTTTTGTAAATGTTATAAACTGTGCTTTGTTAATTGTTGTAATTGTATAGTCTACATCGCGTAATTTAAATTCGTGATTCTTAAAAACTTTAATTTTTAAATCTGTAATATCTGCAGGATTAGTATACTGCGATATTTCAAAGTTGTTAAGCTGTATTGGTTGTGCTGTGTATTCTTTACAAACAAATTGCTTTGTTAATACACTATCACTACTCCAACCGTTAGCATAATCAAAATCATTAATAGATTTGTATATTTTTAAAAATGCAGTATCTGTTCTTTGTGTAAACGATAATTCAGGATCTTCATTTTCTACTAAGAATGAATCAGTAAGTAGATTAAAATTAAATTGTATATCGCCACTATTAGTAATATTTTTATAGCTAAGTGCAATTCCTAATTCACTATCAATTGCTCCGGTACCTTCTTTATAAGAAATAATATTAGTACCTTTAAAGTTTTGCATCTCTGCATCAGTAAGATTTTCAAAATGCAATTCAAACATAGGATATTGATTAATATCTGTTTTTGTTTGCGCAACTTGCCAAGCGTCACCGTGATAATGATATGTTTTACCAATATTTTTTAAACCGTTAGTAACAAATACTAATTCTAAATCCACAGGATTTGTATCTGCAGGTGCAACTAAACTAATTTGTCTTTTAACATTTTGACCTTCGCCTATAGTAATAAATTTAACTTCGTAAATTTTACCTTTTACTAATATGTCATTGTCTGCTGTAAAAAGAATACGCATACCTTCAGCAAGATCAATTCCGTCTATGTTATAACCAATCTGTCCTTCAATTGTACTAAAAACATCTGTAGTAAATGTATCAATTAAGTCTACGTCTTTTTTAGCTAATACGCCGTAATTATATAATTTTAGTCCTGCATCATATTCAATAATAGGACGGGAAGCTCTTCCGCTCTGATCAAATGTATCTGGTAAATGGTTTAGGCGTAAACTTTCTTCGATTACACTTTTATGAAACCATCTATTGTTACGTGCCCAGGGATTTCTATCAATACTTCCTCTGTTTGAAACAATATAATCTTTTGATTCAGGATATGAAAGTGCATTGGAAAAGGGGTTTGTATCAAAAGCATCTGTATCAAACGCAATATTTTTATCATTATAAAATTCAGCGGCAGATACAAGGTCAACTGTGCTAACAATTTTTATAGCATCGCCTACACCTTCTATGTACCATTCGCCTTCACCGTACATTGCCGGTGTAACTTGTCCTCTAAATTTTACTTTCATACCATTTGACAATTGCACTGAATTGCTACTGGTATAAGCCTTTTTGTTTAGTATTTCTTTTTCAACATTAATCTGTGTTGCATCTTCAATATTGTATATTCTAAATAAGCCGCTTGTATCTTCTGCATTTTTGCTTACATAAAAAAGTCTGTCTGGAGCATTTTCAGGCACTGTAAATACAATTGTGCCTTTTTCAATATACACATTTGTTATTTCTTCGCCTTCTTCACCTAATTTACGCTGACCGTCAGTATAAAGTGTTGAAACATTTTCTGCATCGTCAAAAGTAACACTTCCGCTTTGAGGTAAAACAATAAATTCACCTATGTCATAATTAGTTGCGCCATACACTTGAGAATCAAATGCGCCGTCGGCTTTTATACCCTCTTTGCCTGCTGTGATAATAGCAGTACCTGGCAAAAATGATCTACTTAAACTAAATGCAATTGGATGCCCAGGAGAATCTATTTCAAATTTGTATGTTTGGCCTCTATATAAACTTAATGAAGGATTGCGTTCTACTAATCCGTTAAACACATATGCAGTATTATCATCATCTACAACTGTTTTGATTGTGTAGGTGCTTTCTATTTCTATACTTTGGCCAAATATATCAACTGACTGTGGTCCCTGAGGTAACCAATAATATTCTCTAAAGTTTGTAAATTTATCAAAGTCAATATTTGGATTCCATGCATAGGATTGTTGCTCATTTAACTTTGAATGGTTGACTGTTTCGCCGCCAAAAAATTCTGTAGTTCCTATAAAGTCAATATAGTCTTTAACATATTCTACATTTTTCAGTTTATCTTCATATACTAATGCAGGACTTAACTGGTAGTCTTCTCTAATTTTACTTACTTCTGGTAAAAAGGTATCGTTTGGTTGTTTTGACTTTGTGTATTTTTCTCCAGCATAAGCATTAATTTTTTCTGCTGTACCTGGTTGTACAAGTTGATCAATTGTACCTTGTAAAAACTTTTCATTTGCCGCAGTCCTAAAAAAGCGTGGTAGTAAATCTTTTGCCTGCCTTTTGCTATTATTGCTCAAAGGAACTGGACTGTCATTAAGTTTGTCTTGATTGGCCATTAGTAACCACTACCTCCACTGCTACTGCCGCTACTTGAGCTTGAACTGCTTGAACTACTTGAACTACTTGAGCTACTTGAACTATTAGTGATTGTAGATGTTGTAGTGCTTGTTGCTGATACAGTGTTTGTTGTAACACCTGCATCTGCACTTGTAATTACCGTACCTGTTGCTTGCAAGCTACTTGCTGTAAGTTCATCTATGACTTCAATATCAGAAACTTTTAGATCACTTATAAAAACTTCATCCATTTCTGATTTAATTTGGAACAAGCTACCAAATACTTGATCTTTTTGTCTTGGAACAACAATTATTGATCTTAATTTTGGAGATAATTTATTCATTATGTATGAACTTAATTCTTGGAAGAAGAAAGTTTCTCCAAAGTCCCAATTTTCTAATTCAAAAAATGCATCAACTGCTTGAACAATTTCTGACTTTAATTCATTTTCGTTTGTTACCAATGCACTGTTTTTTACAATTTTGAATATTGTTTGTAAACTATCATTTGCTCTGCTACCAAACAGTACTTTATATCTACCAGGATGGTAAACTACATCGTCACTTATAGATTTAATTGCATTTATTTTTGCACCATATGTTCTAAATAATTCATCATTACTTGGCGGTATAGGTAATAACGCTGTAGTGCTTGAAATGTAATTACGCATTGCAGTATCATAACTATTTGTCAATACAAATGTATCAATAATATTGCTTACACTTGGATCAATTCTATGATTACTATCTGCTACATGGCTGTAACTAAATTTTAGTTTGTCTCTACCTATAAATGCTTTGTACTCTGTTGTAATTTCTGTATTGTTAGCAGACTTGTTTAGTATTTTAAATACTGCTTCTTCTATCAAGTAAAAAATTTGTCCTTCAGTTCTTGAACTGTAAGGTGCTATTCCAGCTTCGTTAGTTACTACTGTAACTTCGCCTGCAATATTATCTATATACTTGAAACTTTCAACACCGTCTGTAGTTACATATCTTTTTTGGAAAATATATTTGGTACTAACATTTGTTTCAGGTTTTACAATTTCTTCAAATACTTCAGGATCATCAAAAACACCATTGTCATCATCGTCAAGGAATGTAAGTTGTAATTTCCTTGTGTCAATATATCCTTCTGCATCTCTATATGCATCGTCTATTAACCAACGCAGGTCATAGTTGAAAGGAGTAAGTTCGTCAGGTTTAGTATTAATGTTTAATACTGTAATTGTATCTCTAAATGTTTTTCCTGAAGATGGATCATAAATTTTATCTGCTGAATCAAAGAAGAATTTTACTTCATTGGCACTTTCAAAATTGTATCTTGCATTTCTGTGTGTAATAATGTATTTTTGTCCATCTGTGGTTAAGTTGATTATCCAACTTGAATCTAAGTTCTGGCCGCTTATGTCGCCTGTTTTACCTAAACTAAAGTTGCCTACAGAATTTACATTTTCACTTAATATAAGTTTCCATTCTCTGTCAGTAGCATAATCGTATCTTATTGCAAAGTTTTTGTAAGCAAACATCTTGTCAATAATTTGTACTTTTATATCGTCTGTAAATATTTTAGATAATGACGGAATAATTTGTTTAAGTATTGCACCATCTGGAACTATAGTTTTAAAAGTAATTGGACCTTTGCCGTTTTGCTGGATAGTGGTTCCGTCGCCTACTATGCTGTCTACTGTAGCATAAAGATAAGTTTTACTATCTCTATGATCAGCTTCACCGTCCATTAAAATGTTTTGGTTGTTTTTAACCATAAAGTGTTTGCCTGCCGGTGCTTTAAATTTTAGTAATGCACCAACTTCAATAAGTTTTAAGTTATTTGTAGTAAATGACAATCCTACCGGTAAAGGAGAACTGTTTACATCTAAAAAGTAACCAGTAATTTCATTAGTAGCTGTTTTTACATTTGACCAAGCCGCATTTAAATCTTCTGCATTAATTTTTGGAAACTTATCATAGTAAAAATTCTTTACACTATTGGATTTAATAATAGGTTCTAATGTGTTTACTATTAAACCTTCAATATCGCTTTGTGATCCAAATACAAAATCCTGTGTTTTATTGAAATATTCTTTGTACAATACTCCATCTTCAGCAAATATCTTTGTATTGCTGTATTTGCCTGTAGCATCTTTCAAATCAAAGTAACGTGATATACCACTACTTACTCTGTTGACACTTTTTGTTTTAATAATATCCTGACTTACTTGTAGTGGACCTAAGTTATAATCCTCTGCTGTAATAAGTCTATTTTGAATATAAAATGCAGCCGGTGCATTTTGTCTAATTTCATTATTTGATTCAGATGCTGATCCGTTTGTTACAGGAGCCGCTAATTTTAATGTAAGCGTAAGTGTTTCTTGTGAACCTGTTACGCTTTGATAAGGAATAACAACTTCAATGTTACCCATTGCGGCTGGAGTAATTGTGCCTATTAAACTATCACTTGATCTAAAATATGTTTTGTAGTTTCCGCTTGGTAAGTCTCCAAAAACTCCATCACTAAAAACAAGGTTAATTCTATCACCTATGCGTGTGCTTACAGAATATACCTTACGTATATTATTAAACAAACTGTTATAGATTATGTTATTACCTTTTATAGCTTCTAATTTAGTCCATTGATCTAATTCAACACCGTTGCTGTCTATTTCATATAACCAAACATCTGTGTCGTTAATTTTTTCAGCATCAATTGCAACTGTCTGATTAGGTACAGGTGTAGCTAAACTAAATGTGCCGTCTTGTATTTTACCTTGACGGAAATGCATAAAGAATCCTGTGTTACTACTGGCAACACCTTGTCCGTCATCTCTGAATAAGAAAGCAGGACTTACACCCGGTAGCGGTGCTTCTTCAACAATGTTCTCACCTTGTAATGTTGATGAAACTACTTCAAAGCGTGTGCTTACACCTTCGATGCTTTTACTAAAAGGAAATATAGCTTGTGAAACATTAGTAGCATTAAATCTATACTGTGAAGTTTGTACATTTTCGATTGTAGCATTTTTTAAAGGATTACCAACTTTATTAGTTTTTGGTAAAGCCGCATTTACAATTTTTGTAAACTGCTCAAAATAATTGGCATTTTTATTGTCGTTCCATTTGACTGTAATGTTGCCTAAGTTAAGTCCTGAGCTGTCTAATACATTTTCTGTAGTACGCACAGTGTCTATTCTTAGTAAGCCATTTGCGGCTTGGTTACGTCTTGGATTGTAAGAAAGCATACGTGCAAGACGTAAAATACTTTCTCTGCGCTCTGCTGTTTCAAGGAAGTTTTCTCTTGCATTAAGGTCAACACGGAAGCTGATGTTTTGACCAAGAAATGCAATAAGGTCTATAAGCGCAAGATATTCGCTTGATTCAATGTAATCGTTAAAGTCCTCAGGATAATTGTTTCTGAGGTATGTAATCATCGTTCTGCGAAGATTATCAAAGTCGTAACTTTGAAAGTCAGCGTTGCGGAACGATTGGTAAATTCTTTTCCAGTCTTCGGCTACAAGTAACCTTGACTGTCTATCAACTGTAGACATATTTTGCTTCCTTATACTTTAATATTTAGCTAAGATAATAATGTGCGTATATTTTTCTTTTAAGCTAAACCAGCGTTTTGATCGAACTTAAAACGCATTGCTTCAGAAATATTATACGGAAGATATGTCAATAATGCTTCTACTTGAATGCCTTGTTCGTAAGTGTCAACAATTATTTCGTCTACAGATATACGTGGATCAAAATTTACAATTTCAGTAACATTTCTTATAATCGCAGTTTGTATCTGTGAAGTAAACGGCTCATATAATAAGTCCCAAATTATGCATCCAAAAGTTGGATCGCTTAATTTTTCCCCTTGCCTAATGTGAAAATGGTTAATAATATCTTGTTTAATTAATTCAAAGTCATACAATGCAAATTCGTTCTTATTTGTACTTTGTGTACTAAAGCCTTTATATGCTCGTGTAGTAGGATTATCCACTTTTGTAGTGGATTTAACTTTCACTGTTTTATATATGTCTTTTTCTAAACTGCTCATATCGTATTTATTTAACTTCTGGCATCACCTGTATCGCCATCGCCACCGTCTGCATTTGCAGTGCCGTCAGCATTTTGTGTGCCAGGTAAATTCTGTTCTGATTCTGCTGGAACTGTTGCTTCTGCTAAATCTTCTCCATCTTCTGGTTTCTGGTTTTGTTGTGCCGCTTCGTCTGTAGGACCTAAAGGTATGTAACCTTTTCTAAATCTATATGCACCGCCTTCACCTTTGTATGCACTAAAATGCATAGCATCGTCTATCGAACTCCATGCACCTCCCCAACCTAAGCCATGCTTGTTTGCAAGCTCTAATGTGTTAGATGGCATATCAGTAATAGGCGCATTTGCAGGTCTTGGACTAAAGAATCCATTTGGTCCATTGTTCATTACAGGATTCGGTGGATTAATATCAATAGCGCCACCTGAAGCATGTACAGACCAACTTGATCCACTTACAGTTTGTCTCTTACAGTATCCGCCCAATGATTTAATTTGGTAACCTGTAGCTTCTAAGTCATCAATAAATCCTTGGAAGTTAGGAACAAATAGTTCTGCAACCATTGTGGTAAGTCCGCTCTTAGTTTTAATTTCTCCTAATGCACCATCACCTATGAAGAATGAGTTACAACCTGATCCTGATCCTCGTGCAGTATCTACAGCAAAATCGCCTCTTGTTGATGTTGTTGCTGTACCTCTACCTTGTGCGTTGTTTGTAATCTGTCCGTCGCCAGTGCCACCGTCAAAGAATGTAGATGATTGTCCTGCACCACTACTACCTGTAACTGTTTTGCTTTGGCCATCTAATGTTTTGCCGCCTATAAATGTATCAGGTGTGATAATTCTATCATTCAATGGTAATATGCCCGGAGATTCTCTATCTGTTTGTTGTGGCTTATATCCTTGTGGATTCATATTTTCATGTTGTGTCCACGGTTCGTGTTGCGGTGCTCTTGTAAGTATACTTTCGTAAGGCACTGCGCCAACCGCACCCGGGAACACATATGGTAACGGAACTGTTACTAATAAGTTTGGTGCCTCTGCACCTTCTGGTGCAGTCGCTTTCACTGCTGTTAACGCTGTTATTGCCGCAGTAGGATCATTTCCTAATGATGCTCCTCCACTTAGTCCACTGTTCCAATGTATTTCGCCTGCATCACCAGCAATAATTCCGCCAGCTTGTTGATTAATATTTGTTGATGCTGTCAAATAACTACTTGCTTGGGTAGTTGTGTTTATGTTGCCGCCAGCAAAAGTATCAATTGTTGTAGCGGCAGTTAACGATACATCTGCGCCTACTAAAGTACGATGATTTGATTCTGTAATTAAGTGTACTTCACCAGTAATGTTTTCATGTCTGTGTCCGGTAACAATAGTTTCTATGTTTCCGTTAATATAAGATCTACTATCTCCACCGGTTGCTTTATTCTGTATTGCTTTTGCACTAAGGAAATATGCATTTGTTGCTGTATCATGTATAGCAAGATCTGATGTTCTGTATTGTGACAATCTACTACTTGAATGTTTAGAACCATCTGTGCGTTCATAGATGTTACCTTTTACAGTTAAATGATCTGCACCTGATATAGAAGTGTTATTATCTTTACCTATTGTAGTATCTGCTTCGCCGTCAATTTTTATTTTATAATCTGCGCCCACAATAACATTTTTATTAAATAATGCTTCAATTTGCACTCTACCGTTTTCTTTGCCATCTTCAAAATGTTGAAAATCTGCCCATCTACCAGATGCCTTAATATTCACGTTACGGCCAGCATCAACATTAAAATCTCTTTCTGCTGTAAAGTTTACATCTTGACCACTCATAACACTAATACTATCAGTTGCATGAATATCAATTTTTCCATCTGAAGTAAGTTCGATCCATGCAGTTCCTCTACTGTTACCAATATAGATTAAGTCTTCTGAATTGTGTAGTAATATTTGATGTCCTGTGCGTGTTCTAATACGTATACCTTCATTTTGAGGTATAGTTTCGTCGCCACCTAATTCTCCTGCTTCTGCATTAACATAAAACGGAGGTCCATCTTCTGCATGTGTTTTTCTTATTAGTTTGTCGTCACCGTCGTCCATTACAATAGACGATCCGCCTAACCTATTAGACGGCATTCTAACTTTGTCGCCTGCTGGTCCTACGCTTGCTTTTGGTGAGCCTGTTCTTTTGTCTAACGGTCCTGGTGTGCTTATGCCAAACACCATACTTGGTGTTTCACGTCTTGAACTTGATGTTGTTGTACCGCGTGTTTCGTCGTATAATAAACCCTGTGCTTCTAAGACACCTACAAAATCTTTATTGTACGGTTTGTTAAAAAGTGTTGGGTCTAATAATTCTGCTGTTTCTAATAATTTGTTATATTCGCCTACAGGAAGTTTTGCACCTGTAAGTGATGGAGGTGTGCTGTCGGTGGTACGCTCAGTAGCTGAACGTGGATCAGGAACCATAAAGTTCATATAGTCATCAGGTATACAACCAATCCAATATCCAAAGTTTGCATTTCCTTCAGCAAAACAAACTAAAACTCTTGTTCCAATATCTGGTGGTACTGCCCACATGCCATAACTTTTTTGTGTGTTAGCATATCCGTCATTTGGTGATAAACCTGTGTTTGGTGTTATACCGTAAAACGGAGAAAGATATCTTACATGTTTTAATTGTCCAGTAAGTTCCGGTGTATCGCCTGAAGTAGTGTAGTTTAATATTTCAACTTCTAAGCCACCCATATATCTACGATCAAGATGATTTACAACAACAGCTTCATATAAAACGTTGTCTCTAATTTCTGGTCTTGATCTACTACTACGTTTATACTGCATATTATCCTTCTTCTACTACGATATACTTGCCATTGCCGGCTGCAATGTGTTTATATTTTACGCCAGGATTATATATTTCTGCTTTTCTTGAAGCTTTACGTGCATCGCCGCGCCTGTCGTAAGTTTTGTTTAAAATATTTTGTACTTTTTGTTCACGTCTTTGTGCTGGTGTTTCGTTATCTCCGCCAAACTGTTTTGTATCTCTGGGGTTTACTTCTTCAACTGATTTATTTGTTTCTACAGTTTCGTCATTTGTTCCTGTATTAGTTTGTGTAATAACCACCGTTGGTTCTGCTTGAGGTAAATTTTGTGTAACTGGTTCTGGGCATGGTGTTTGATCAGACACAGGTTCGCCTAATCCTCCAAATGCATCTAACTCGGCAGCCAGATCGTCTGCGGATGAAGTTGCTGCCGCTGTATCATTAGTTTCTGCTGGGGTAGGATCTTGTGGTATTTGGTCTTTGCCTCGAGGATCCTCTCCATCTACATCTGGATGTATAACGCCACTATCAATGACTGAATTAGATTCACCTACGTTTGTTGCAACTACTGGATTTGATGCAACAGAATCTGTGCCGTATACTCCAATGTCTCTAACATGTGTTCCTGTCCTAAAATCATATCTATCGTCTAAAGGATCAATTGGTCTGTAAACATAAACATCTCCTGCAGACGGTAGTGCCGAATTTGGTAAAGGCTGTGCTCCAGGATGTCCTCTGTCTGGAGATGCTGTTGATCCTGTGCCAGATACTGCACGTTCTGTTTGTGTACGTGGACTTGTACCGATTACACTTTGTCCCTGATTAGGTCCAGCGGGTGTAACATCTACTGAAGTTATTTCACCAGTACCTCCTGCTTTGATATCTTCTAATTGTGTATAAAGTGTATCTGGATCGTGATGAGCAGAATTGAGACCATCACCTGCGTAATAACTTTGTCCTTTGTTAAGTTGTCTTGATGCTCCTTTCATAGCATATGGTACAGGCATACTTGCAAATTCTTGTGCAAGTTTTATCATGTACTTGTCTGTTGGTAATTCACCTGACTTCCAATCATTGTGTTTACGATATCTTTTTAACCTTGTTAGAATTAAAAAATCTTGGACTTCTTCTGAATACAAAGTTTTACGAGGATCAATTCCTGCTGTGTTAATTGTATCAGATAATGATACTCTTATAAATTGATATTTTCCACATGCACTTGATCTTACTCCACTATCTGTTCTATTTTTCATATAACGCAAAAGTTGTGCGCAAGTCATTTGTGTAATTTCTTCATTACGGAGGCCAGGATATACAGCATAATAGCCTAAGCTACCGGATTCATGCTTTGCTATTAATTCTAAAACTGCTTTGTCAATTTGGTCAATTTCATAACTCATAGACCTAATAAGCCTCCTAATCGCCTATTACCAGAAGATATTGCTTGTACTCTTTTAGTGTATTCAGTATTTAAGGCTTGCAGTTCTTGCGCTCGTTGAACCTGAGCATTAGCATTAGAAACTGCTGACACTGTTTTTGATGCCGCAGAATTATTTGCAAAAATTGCATCTCCAAATGGGCTGTAAGTAACTTCACCAACTGAAACTGTCCCAGGTAATCTTGTGTTGGATGATATAATAGGAGTAGGATTACTAAAGTCCTCTCCGTATGCATCTATAATTTCATCACTTTCAGGAACAGTTACTATGTTATCACAATTTGTTCCGCCTTGTTGATTATTCACTGCACTGTTAGCACGTTGTTCTGCACCTGGTCCTGTTTGCGGCGCGGCGCCACTATCTGTAACCACTGCACCTTTATTATTGTCTGTAGGTTCGTCTGCTTGTCCAGTTTTTCTATACATTGTAAGTGTTTGTGTAAACTGTCCACTTGAAAACTTATTAGAAACTTGTGTTACTACATACAATCCGCTAAATTCCGGAACGATTCTTGGCATTTCCATTGTGGCGCCATTTACTTGGTAATCAAACGGAGTTAAAAAGTTAAGAACACAATATACTTGGTTAGTCAAATATTGCACAGTGCCGTTTTCTGTCATGTTAGGATTACCAACAGTTCTTCCTGTATAGTTTCCTGTTTGTTGCGGAATAAAAAACGGATCTCCCCATATGTTTAGTTCTACACTAAGCATATCTGCACTGCTATAGTTTAACATATCATTAAACATTTCTGCAATTTTTTGTCTTACGTCAAAGTCTCTTGATCCTGATGTAACTTGTGATCTTGTTTTTTCAGCAACTTCCTTACCGGCTTCTCTGTTATTAGCATTGCCTTTATTTTCTGCTGGTTTTGCTCTATTTGCTTCATCGTTATTTTGCATAGACATTCTGTTTGCTGTACCAGATCTTTGCGCACCTGTGTTGTTACCGTAGTTTGCAAACGCTGTCTGCATAAATGCCATATTGAACTGTAAGTCAACATTTATAACATCTTCATTTTTTCCTGTATAGATGTAATCATATTGTTTTACTGCCGCCTTTTTTAAACCTTCAATATTAGTAGGTTTTTCTGTAGGCGCTTGTACTTTAGATTCATCATGGAAATATGGTATAACACTGTAAACATATATTCTCGGTGGACGTCCTAATTGTTCAGTAGCAACAGGATCGTTATCAATGAAAACTTTTGTATCTATTCTAAACCATTCTTTGGTTCCATTTTTTGACTCACGTGTTGCAAGTTCTTTTAATTGGTCGCTGTCCAATAACACCTTTTCAATTATTTCATCAATGCGAGTTGCTTTTTCAAAACTATAAACATCTAATGTTCTATCTGCAACTGCAATGTTCGAGCGGTCTGCTGTACCTTCATCATTTTCATCAT